GGCTCCGCTGCTTCCGCTTTTTGTTCCGCTGGTGCGGCCTGCGTCACAGCGTCACCGGAAACTTGTTTTGACTTCTTCCACCATTTCTTGCCCTTAGGCGCTTCTTCGGTCGAAGTAGGATTCTTCGCTTCGTCGCTTTCTTCCAAGCGCTGAATAATAGCTAGAACTACAGGGCCAAAACCTTGATGCGCCTTCATCTGCTGCTCGTAGATGGCGCGAATCTCTTTTCCGGTCATACTTTGCTCCAATCCCACTTGGCTATCTTCCCGTTCTTTAGCGTGGCTTCGCCGCTCATAAACCTTTGCCGTCCGCGATCCTTGGTCCAGTCAATATCTTCCGGGCGCGGCTTCGTTCCTGTGGTCATCTGCGCATTGCCGTTGGCTTGTGGCCTTGGCGCAGCCGAGGCGTGGCCCGTGGATGCCCACGCAGCTTTTACCACCTTTGGCATCAGTTCTTCAAGCCTGGGGCGAAACAGATTCAATATTCCCTTGGTATCCTGACGCTCCTGAAGGATCTTGCGCTTCTCGTTGAAGCGTTGATCCGCTGAAATCTCCTTCGAAAGGTTTGTATAGATCAGGCTTTCAAGAGTCTGTTTCTGTTCAGTTGTGAAGGTGCGGCCCTTCATAAGTGGAGAAAGTATGCGGGTTAGCAGGGGCTTGATGAGCGAATCGTTCAGTTGCGAGTTCACATCACCACGATATTGCTCCTGCTTCTGGGTCTGAAACTCCTCGCGTTCCGTCTCAAACTTCTGCCGTTCAGGATCAATTTTGTTCTCTGGCGTAGCAGCCTTTGCCATACTCTTGAACTTGTCGAACCATGCTCCTAGGTTGCGAGCTGAGTCAAAAGCCTGCTGCTGCCTGCCTTCCTTGATGTGGTCTACTAATTCTCCGATTCCCGCCGCCATCGTGTTGATGCCGTCCGGGAAACCGCTACTCCTCAGCACATCGGAGAACCCTGACATGGAAGTGGACTGGTATAGCGCAGGATCAACCGTCTTCAGCTTTTCGAATGCGGCAGGCGCGAGCTTTAGGAACCCGTCTTTTGAGTCCGCTATGATGTCATCAAGGATTTTGGAGTCTCCATTCGCCACCATCGTCAATTCATTGGCGTATTGCTGCGCTTCATCCCGAAGCTGAGTCAATCCTTCCTCGCCGCCCATGACTTCCAGTGTTTCCTTGGCGGAAAGGGCTTCCTGGGGAGTCGGAAACACCTTTTCAAACTCTTGCGCCTTGAAATAGCGCCCTCGGACGAAATCAGCGAGCTTTTTGTCCGTCTCTCCCAGCTTCGAGAGCGCATTGTTCAAGGCTTGGGGCGTAGGTCTGCCATCCTTGTCAAAAGCAGGCTGTTGCCCTGGAGTTTGAGGCTGTTCAGGCTGAGTTTCTGGCTGTTCGACCGCAGTATCAGTCCCTTGGCTGACTTCTGGTTGAGTTTCTACTGCGCCAACATCTCCGCCGCCTTCTAAGACTGCTGCACCACCGAAAGTATCTTCCATTTACTCTTTCCCCCCTGACACAACCGGAATCGGGGTTGTGGGATGCTTCTCTGCTGCTTGTTGCACGTCTTGAGCTTCAAAATCCTGCGCCGTGGCCTGGATTCCCGCCTTATTCGCCAGTTGCGCCGCTTCTCCAGGCGGCAAATCCTTGATGCTGATGCTCGTAGAAGTCGGTTTGGCCTGCTGGCCTTGTGGAGGCTGAACCATCTTCTGATGCTCCAGGTAATGCAGGCGCAAATTCTCAAATCCTTGCCGTTCTTCTTGAGTTCCGTTGCGCAACTGCCTTCCTTTGGGCGAGCGTATCACGGATAGGCAAGTCGCGGCTTCGGTTTGGTGATCGTCGCACTCAGGATCAATCTCAATCGAAGAAATCATGGGAGGAACTTGCGACATGGCTTGTTCGGCTTGCGGCAACCCTTCAATAGCATTGGGATCGCCTGCCGAAGCCCGCGCTACCAGTTGAGAAAGCTGTTGCTGGGCCTGTATAACTTCCGGATTGGGCTGGGGAGATGTTTTCAGCAGGATTTCTATCTCGCCAAGCTGTTTATCGCGGGATTCAAGCTGCGGCACTACCAATTCCGTGAGTCCCATGCCATTCTTTAGCAATTCGAGGTTGTTTACATCGTCTACAATGGCGGTTAGAAGGGGATTGGTGGCTGCATCCTGGATCAATAGCGCCATGCGAGCCTGTTTCTGTACCCAGGACTCGGGGAAATTCTCATCCGTTTCAGGAAAACAATGAATATTTCCTTTTAGGTCTTGCGCTTCAACGACTACCGAATCCTTTCCTACTGTCTTGATTACGTCTTGACCGGATTTGGCAAGACACTCAACCGCTTGCCGCATACAACTGGCGATTCCTTCTTTGATACGACCCCAAACGACTCCGAGCCGCCCAAGGGCTTGATCCCTTTGGATGGCAATTCCTCCCATTGTGTCGTTTTGTCCGGTATCCCCTCCAAATAGAGCCGGAAAGCATCCAGTAAGCAGTTGAGCAAGGTCAGCAGAGATCCATTGGATGATGAGGGTGAGCTGGTCAGGGAATGCGAGTGCTTCCTCAACAAAGATAGCGTTTCGTATGTCAGGGAGTGCTGGATCGGGCAAATAGAAGTCAATTCCTCCGGGAACATTGGTTTGATCCTTCATCTTCTCGCGGTCAAATGGGCCTGCTGGGAACCATTTCATCGGCACGCCGCGAATTAAATAATCATTCATCAGGTCGAGAAGATTGTTTAATACCTTCTGGATAGGCAAAAGCCACTGCAACAAGGATGCGCGGTGGATTCCGTCTCCCGAACGGCAATGGATCAGCGTCCAGTGGTCATCCATCGAGATATTGCGCGCTTCGCAGAAAGTTTCGCCCATATACACGACGCGGCATCCTATGGGGAATAGCTCTAGCAGCTCATCACGCATATCTTCTTTCACGTCTGGATCATAGAAGATCGAAGGTCTAAACCAAGTGGATTGCGCGGTCACATCGTAGGCGGCTGAATCGGTGGTGATGAAGTTGTTCTCTACGCCTAGGTTCACGTTCACACGGGCTAATCGCGCTATATTGTCTCCACCAGGGCCAGCCGTGGCTGCCGTGATGGATGAGGCTTTCTCGGGATACATGGCGCGAGCCAGGGCAATCGGAACTTCCGTGTTGAGCTGCAAGTAATCGCATTCACCCAGGCAATTCGCTTTCATAGGCGCTTTGGTTTCTAGCGCTCCCCAGGGTTTTACGACTTCTCGGCCTCGCGCTTCTCTTTGCACAGGCGCTGGTTGAGCGCCATTTCCAGGTTCGGGTTGAATTGCTCCTTGATCTCCTCCCAACTGGGACGTTTCATCCTCGGGGACGACCCCTTCGGGTTCCGGTTCGTATCCGAACTTCTGAGCGTCTTTGACATATTTCGTCTCCAGCATGACCCGCCCATCCGTACACAATAAGCGGTCAATATCGCGTATCAGCGTGCGCGAACCGATATTGCGTTCGATGGATTTGGTGAGTTTGGAAGCGGATTCCGATGCGGTTATATCAACGTCGGAATGCTCGTCGTTCGGTTCGAAGCGAGTCGAAGGAAATTCCCGGCTGAGCGCAGAGATAATCATCTCCTCATAAGAGGAGAATATATTCGCATTGAACATGGAACGGGAACCAGCGTCGTTGGGATGGTAGCCAGTCCCCGGCGCGGGGAGAGTCCACCCCTGCGAACGCGACCAAAGGAGATTCTGGTATCCACGGTCGAATAAACGCATCTCCCATGCCCGAATGATTTCCTCTCTCCATGACGCTAAATCCTTTTGCCCTACTTTCTGGCACAGGGATTTAAGCTGAGAGATTTGCGATTCGGTCAGTTCTACGGGATCAGTATCGAATACTTCCTGGGGAGCAATGACGCCGGGAGGAAACTGCGATTCGTTACTTTCTTCCTGCTGCTCATCCTGAGTAGGATCGGCAACAGGCTTTTCGCCTTCGAAGTTGTCTGGCATCAGTGTTTCGCGGACGCGAATGCTTTGGCAAGACGCGCACGCTTGCCTAGCTTCCCTGAATCATGCGCGTGCTCACTAGCAAACTCAGCCGTTGATTTCCCCGCACGTTCCGCAGCGCGCTTGAATACACCCTTGGTTCCGCGCTTCTTAATATCGGACGAAACGTGCTGCATCCACCGTTCTTTAGCCATTTAACTAGGCAGGGACCCAGAGGCTAACCAGGTCCAGAAACCCAAGAGCGCGTCGTACACAAAAACTTGCACCGTATCGAAGTTTGCGGTGGCGGTAGGGGTCGTGAAATGCTTAATCATGGCACCCGCCGTCACAACCCACGTACCTGTATTGTCCTGCTGGAAAATTATCGCCAAGCTCTGCCCATCATATCCCGCCTGGATGTTCAAGGTTGTTGCCGCCGTCAGAACAACCCGGGTTGCATTCAACCCCGAAGGATTAATTGTTACTGTGTTTGCCACTAGCTCTCTCCTTAGCGCGTCCGATCACGCCTTTCTTTTCCGGTAATTTCTTTCCCTTGCTGGCCTGGTTCCATTCATCCACGTCCACGCCTTCCGCTTCTAGTTTCCCCCGGTTGGCGTTGAAATATTTGCGTTGTGCTTCACTTTTGAACGGCACGACGCTCCAGTATGATTATCATTTATGTGGTTGGATTCCCAGCGCTGTCATACTTCACAAATAAATTCTGGCCGTTAAGATCAACAACATGCCAAGGTTCGGGAAGAGATTCTTCGAATTGATTGACTGCTTCTTGTAGAAGTTCGTCAACTAATTTTGGCACGTTTTCCTATTCGATCCACAAACTCGCAGCAACCTTTTGGGTCAACCTTTACGCGCCCATCGCGCAGTTTTGGTTGTCTGGAATGTCGCTTCATGTCTTTTTGGCTGCAACCATCGTTGCGCCAATAATGGCAATTATCGCAAGCAAACGGGCCTTTCCCCTCTGGGTTCTCATAGCCCGTATACGGTTCGCCTTTGATGCCTGCCACATTGATGAACACATTTAGTAGTCCTGCTTACTCATATGTGAGCGCCCGTCGCCCTTGCCTTCACCCGGTATTGCTTCCATGTCATTCGACCATTCAGGATTCGATTCATCCTTCTCTTGCTCCATCGAACCCATTGCCGAATGAACGTGCGCTGCCGCTGAATGCCCGTCATGGTGCATAGACTTGTGAATATGACCATCTTGGTGATGGGAATGAATCTCAACTTGCTGGGCGGGGCCGTGCGCCTTCACTACATTCTCAATCGGTTCTTCCATCGTGCCTTGCCCCGGTTCCATGCCCGTAGGCTCTGCGTTCAATGGCGCTGCCTTCGCGCTGGGCATCCCACCACCCATATGCCCGCCACCCATCTTCGAACGATCATACGCATGGCCGTGTTCGGGATTCTCGAACTTGCGCTTGCCATCCTTCGATTGGTAGGCCATCAATTCTCCTTATGCTGTTGCTTCATCTCACTTTCTTCCCGTTCTGTCAATTCCTTTTGCAACTGCGCGAGAGTTTTCCTTCCTTCTAAGGGAACAGTAGGATGAGCGAGTGGCGCTGGTTGCGGGTAGCGCCGCTCCATTAGCATCATCTCTAGCCGCTCCGCTCGTCCCTTAAAATATTCTCTCTCCTGCCGCATCGCTATCAAATCCAGCTCCAATTGCGCGATGTACCTTGACCCAAATAATTGCCTGAAGAAATCTCTCACCGCTTGCGCGCTCATTGAATTGCCCACCTCGGCTTGAATATAGGCTTGATCGGCCCTTCCGCTTTCTGCTTCATCATGTGCCGGTACTGGTAAAATGCCTTTGCCACCGGATCTTCAATCTGCGCAATCTTCTCCTGATAGATGACTTCTTCGGGAACCTTGCGCGGATGAAGGTAAGTTTTAATCCCATAACGTAGCGCATCCCCAATATCATCCGCCAAACTCTCTGCTTTCCGCACATCCTCTAGTTTCTCCGGGTCCCGCATCAATGTCGGCAATCCCGCAATCGTCTGCACACAGCTATCCGCGATCATCCACTGGTCCAGCTCCAGTAACTGGTACATCAGGTTCCAGCCGCCTACCCTGTCATTATCCGCCGACGCTACATGCGGCAATCCCCGCTTCGCCAATGCTTCACTCATCTGCTGCGCTACCGTCCTGTAAGAATCCTTCCTTGCGAATGCATCCGGGCTGAGAAATACATTCTGGATCTTTTCATCCCCTGTCCTGTCCGCCACCATCGCCGCTAACTCGTCCGCTGTCCGCTCCCTAGCCACCATCTCCCGGTAGGTGAGAACAATCGTCCGATCTTCCCCATCTATGTTCACCTTGCCCCGCGTATGCCAATGAATCGCCGTGTGATGCGCGAATCCCCAGTCAATCCCTAACCACCTAGGCCACCAGTACGGTATGTGAAACGGATTATTCCGCATATCCCATACATGCCTAGCCGGATCGAAGTTAGAGAAGAACTGCCCTTCGAACTTATCCCATCTCCCTTCTAGCCTTTGCGCCCTCAACGCCGGACTCATCTGCTTCAGGTTCTTAATATACTCAGGTGAGTTCGCGTAAACCGGATTGTCCCATACGCTCGCCGGTATGAACGCATAATCCTTGCTGTCGTACTGGTACTCCTCCATCCCAGGAAATGGCTTCTTATCTATCCATAGCGCTTTCACCCATTCCGCGTTCTCTCCACCTGGGTTTGTCGCTCCTGCCATGCATGGGCGTGATCCTGGCACGGGGCAGCGATTGCGGAGCCGAAGATGTTCCCATATCCTGAAAGGGAACTGGGTAAGCTCATCGAAGCCGATAAACACGTACTCCGCTCCATCGTAATTGTAAACGTGGCTGAACCGCTCGCAATACCCGAAACGTAATACACTGCCATTTGTGAACCTCACTAACCTCGCCGTCTGATTGAAGTTTTTGCGCCCGCCTATGATCTCTGGACACCGCGCTATTACGTGCTTCTGAAAGTGATCTATTAGAGTGGAATCCAGTTCCGGACAGGTGCGCCGCAATAGCAGCGAGTTCGATCCAGGATAGTCTAGGCAGTGCCTGATAGCCTCCCACAGCAACGCTAAGCTCTTGCCTGGCCCTTGCGCCCCTCCGAATAGCCTGAATCGCGCTCCTGACCTGTGAAACGCTTGCTGCTTAGGCCATGCCTGATAGACGCTACTGCAAAGGATCTTGCGATGCTCAGCTTCCAAGTTTCGCTACTCCCCCGCATTGCCAGCAGTGGTAATTCCTTGGCTTCCCGTGCTCACAAGTTACCTCATTTGCCCCCTGCATCCTCTGCTCGCCTACCACTGGCAAGCTATCAAACCGCAAGCGCTTCGCCACTACCTTAGCCGGTACGTTCGAACTGGACATTTCCGCATCCGGCCTTCTAGCCGCATCAGCGATAGGGGATCGCGCTAGTAAACGCCTACAGAACGCGCTTAACGGTACTTCTCCTGCCATCTTGCTAATACGCGCATACTCCTCTTCTGTCACCAATACCTTGATTAACCTGTCTTTTCTGGCCATGAATAAGCCCTCCATGCCGCTAAATCTAGCATGTTTTGGGCCATCTATGTCCATCTTATTCCTCTATTTCGGGCCTTGGTATGTCCACTACGATCTGTATATTCACGTTTCCTGTACCTTCTGCGCTGTTCACAGGCCCTTCTACACGGTCTACAATCTCCTTAAAATGAGGCGCAGAACCTTTCTTAGCCTTAGCAAACATAGCTGCTGCTATCTTCATTACTTCCTTAGGGTTATCTAGCGCAAACTTCTCGAGCGCTTCTGTAAATGGCTTCTTTTTTGGTCTGCCACCAGCGTTTCTACGAGGATCAAAGCCAGGTTGGAAGGGAATAAGGCC